CGCGACACCGGCCTCATGTATGAGGTTCCCCTCCCTGAAGAGGGCGGTTCGTCCTTCAAGGATGAGACACTGGATGATGATGAAATATGATCGATGCGCTGAGTGGGTTGCTGAGGGTGTGAACCCAAAGGACATCGCCGGTTCCAAGAAGCCATCAACGTGGTCCGTAATGCCACGCTGGGTGATGCTGCTGGTGGGCCGCGTGATGTCTGTCGGTGCCGCTAAGTACGGCGCGTTCAACTATCGGGAGACCCGCATATCCGCTTCGGTCTACCAAGATGCACTCGAGCGTCACCTTCAACTCTGGTTCGATGGTGAAGACACTGACCCCGAAAGCGGTGTCTCACACCTCGCCCATGCAATCGCTTCCTGTGCCCTGCTGCTTGATGCTCAGGCCACCGGAAAGCTCCACGATGATCGACAGAAGATCGGCCTTGCCCGCAAGACACTCGATGATCTCGAGGCACTCCTGAAATCCAATCCCCTGCCAAAGAAAGCTGACTGACATGATCACACGTATCATCTCTCTGTTCATCGCCCGTGTCCTTGACCGGGGCATCGATGGACTGATCGCCAAGTTCCAGAAGATCGAGCGTCAGCTCGAAGCCTACATCGACCGCCAGAATGACGTCGTTGTTCTGACCGATAAGGCACTCGCAGACGCCCGTGCCCGGTTTAACGACACCGTCGCAAACCTGTCGGACGCTGCCGGTGAGGCCGAGCTTCGCGCAATCAAGGCATCGAAACTACTCAGCAAGGTCCGCAAGGTCCGCAAGGTCCTCGACTGATCACTACCCAATACAGTTGGACACAACTCAGGGCTGGCCTTCGGGCTGGCCCTTTTTCTTTTGGAGAACCCAGTGCTGCTATTCGATCTTGAGAGTGACGGACTGCTCGATGAGCTGACCGTGATCCACACTCTCCATATGTACGACACCGAGACCGGAAAGTTCCTGCGGTTCAACGACGGTTTCTTCGCAGATGGCGCTTCGGCTCCCCGCGATGGTTCTATCGAGGACGGCATTAAACTCCTCGGTGAAGCCGACGCCATCTGCGGTCACAACATCATCAACTTCGACGTCCCCGCGATCAAGAAGCTGAACCCATCCTTTCACCCGAAGGGCGTCCTCCACGACACGCTGATCTACTCGCGGTATCTTTACCCGCACATGACAGACGTTGACATGGAAGGTGTCCGCGCTGGCCGACGTCCCCGTGACTTCGGTAAGCTGATCGGCTCACACAACCTTAAGTCATGGGGCATCCGCCTCGGTGAACACAAGGGTGACTATACCGGCGGCTGGGCCTTGTTCACGCAGGACATGGAAGACTACGCCTATCAGGACATCGTCGTTACCCGACGCCTGTGGGAGTTCCTGTCTGCTAAGGAATACAGCGAAGACGCTGTTCGACTTGAACATGACACCGCCTTCCTGATCCACTTGCAGGAACGCTGTGGCTTCCTGTTCGACAGGGAACGGGCGCATGATCTGGAACGTATCCTGCGGGGCCGTAAGGCTGAACTGGAGGATCGCCTCCGTGCCGTGTTCCCGCCGTGGGAAGAGCCGATCCGCAAGGGCGGCAAGCCCTACGTGTTCATGCCCAAGCGTGACAACGCCAAGCTCGGCTACAAGGCCGGTGTTGGTGTGCCCAAGTTCAAGACGGTATCATTCAATCCCGGCAGCCGTGACCATATCGCGAACCGGCTCCAAGCACTCTACGACTGGAAGCCTGTCGAGTTCACTGAGACTGGCAAACCGAAGATCGACGAAACCACACTTGGTGGTCTGGACTTCCCAGAAGCCAAGCTGCTGGTGGAGTACCTCACTGTCGATAAGCGGCTCGGTCAGTTGGCCGAAGGCAGTCAAGCGTGGCTCAAGCGTGTGGGCAGCGACGACCGCATCCATGGTCGCGTCAACACACTCGGCGCTGTCACCCGACGGATGACCCACAGCTACCCCAACATGGCACAGGTGCCTGCTGTCCGCGCCCCTTACGGCAAGGACTGCCGGTCTTTGTTCCGTGTAGCTGATGGCTTCAAGCTGGTTGGCTGCGATGCTGAGGGCCTAGAGCTGCGTATGCTGGCTCACTACATGGCTCGGTTCGATGCCGGTGCCTACGTCAAGACGGTCGTTGAAGGATCGAAGGACGACGGCACAGACGTCCACACAGTCAACCAACGCTTCATCGGCCTCAACAGCCGGGACAGCGCGAAGACATGGATATACGCCTACCTGTATGGTGCTGGTAACCTGAAGCTCGGCTCGATCATTTATGATGACTACTCCGACCGTCAGCGTGAAGGCTTCCACGGCAAGTACCCGCCGGGTGACCTGCGTGACCGAGCATTGGTCCGTCTGGGCACCAAGGCCCGTCGCTCAGTCGAGGAAGGCCTGCCTGCACTCGGTAAGCTACAAGCCAAGGTCAAGACCTTAGCAGCCCGCAAGTACCTCAAGACAGTGGACGGCGGACGCCTTCGCGTTCGTTCAGCCCACGCCGCACTTAACACGCTCCTTCAGGGCGGTGGTGCGGTGGTCATGAAGAAGGCTGCGGTGATCCTGTTGGACGACCTCATGTCTACCGGATGGGAACCCAACTGGGTGACCGGCTGGTTGCATCGCGGGGAAGACCGCCTCGGCTTCGTCGCAAACATCCATGACGAATATCAGTTAGAAGTTCCGGCCCATTTATCCAACGAGATCGGGGAAGCCGCAGCACGGGCAATACGCCTCGCTGGTGAAGCGTTCAACCTCCGGTGCCCCTTGGCTGGTGCATTCCAGATCGGTGATAGCTGGGCCGACAGTCACTAGGAGAAAATATTCCAGTAAAGCCCAACCCGCCAGTGAAACGGCGGCGCGTTTACAAGCCCCTCGACATCCGAAAGATGATGATCAGGGCCGCGAAGGAACGTGCGAAAAAGGCGGGGGTCCCCTTCGGTCTATCCGAGGCGGACATCATCATCCCACGCTACTGCCCCGTGTTCGGGGTACGATTGGAGCAGGCCCTCGGTTCGAAAGGACCGGGGCCAAACTCCCCCTCGCTCGACCGGCGGGTGCCTGCGGACGGATACGTACCGGGCAACGTGGTCGTGATCTCCAACAAAGCCAACAGAGCCAAGTCAGACCTCACTGTGGATGAGCTGGTGGCACTGGCTGATTTCTACAGGAACAACGCACGGTGATTATACGAGCAATCCTCCAGTGGGTCCGGCAGTTGACCACAAGCAAAGACAACCAAACCCCTGACGTTATCCGCATCGGTGCAATCCTGATCGGAGTACAGTTCCTTGTACTCGCTGGCTGGGATGTAGCCAAAAGCGGGAACCCATTCGATCCCTCCAATTACGGAACCGGAGCTGCGGCAATCCTCGCGGCAACCGGCGCTGCCCTTTGGGCCAAACGAAAGGATGAACCTGAACAATGATCATACCCACAAGCGTACGCACGGCCCTGTCCTACAGCCTAGTTGCGGTGACCCTGCTCATGGCCATCGCCTTTCAAGTCGTTGTCGCCCAGCGAGATGCAGCCCGCGCTGACCTCCGGGCCGAGAAGGTAATCACTGCCGATCTCTCCGGTAAGCTCTTGGCACAGAATGAAGCCATCGACCGCATGGCAGAGCAGGCCAAGGAGAACCGTGAGGTCTACCTCGCAGGTCTCGCTGCGGCAAACCGCAGGGCAGTCCGCCTCGAAGTCAAAGCAGAGGACATCCTGTCCCTGCCGTCACCCACAACCAAGGACGAACAATGCGAAGCAGCCCGTGCCTTACTGTTGGAGAACATCTGATGAAGCGTGAGATCATTATCGCCATCACTGCGATGGCCCTTGTGTCCTGCACCACCACACCTGAGCTACCCAAGGTAGTCAAGGTGCCGGTGCCGGTGCCCTGCGAGATCGAGAAGGTTGAGCCAACTGAGTTGCCCAAGGTTCGTGATGACATGAACGTCTTCGAGGCTGCTCAGGTCCGCATGGCCCAGATCAATCTGATCATTGCGGAGAACATCCGCCTCCGCGCAGCCAACAACGAACCCTGCGGTGATCCGAAGTGAGGCACCTCCTCATTGACGCTGACATCCTCGCCTATCGCCACTCCTCCGCCACGGAGAAGCGATACGATTGGGGTGAGGGCGTCGAGACCGTTGCTACGGATTTCACTGCCGCCAAGCAGGGCGCGAAGGACGCTGTTGATGAACTCATGGCTGAACTCGAAGCTGACACGCTGACCATCTGCCTGTCCGATGAAGTCGCCAACTTCCGCAAGGTCCTGTTCCCTGCGTACAAGAGCCACCGGGCAAAGACCAAACGGCCTGAAGTTCTGTACGATCTGAAGGACTGGCTGGCCCAGACGTATCCATCAGTCATCATGCCACATCTCGAGGCTGACGATGTAATGGGGATCATGGCTACCCAGCCCAGCACCGAAGACCGCATCATGGTGTCAGACGACAAGGACATGATGACTGTACCGGCGCTGTTGTACCGACCGAACCAGCCGCAGATCGGAGTGTTCCGGCCTACACCACTGGAGGCCACCCGCTTCCTGTTCTGGCAGGCAATCGTTGGTGACCAGACGGATGGCTATCCGGGTGCCAAGGGCGTCGGCAAAGCATCCGAGTACGCAATCGATGTTCTCGAGGCAGAGGACGAGATCGAGGCATGGGATGAAGTGCTTATGGCCTATGCCAAGGCGGGTTTGACGGAGCGTGACGCTGTTATTCAGGTCAATCTTGCCCGCATTTTGAAGCATGGTGAGTATGCAGGAAACCGCGTAATTCCGTGGGTTCCTCCGTACGATCCAGAAAGTGCCAATTAGTGCAGACCCTTGGAGAGAGGAGCCTTTTTAGGTTCCCGTTATCTTCATTGTAGGTCCTTTCATTCCTCATAGGGGTCGCTCAGTCCGCAATATGGATTGGGTGGCCCCTATTTTTTCAAGAGATTCATCATGCAGCTTCTTCCCGACAGCTCTTACGCGCTGATCGACGAGCTGGACCGCATCTTCCCCGAGAAGCTCCCCGAACCCAACGAGAGCCTCGAGAGCATCCAGCGTCACGCAGGGAAGCGAGAAGTGGTCCTGTTCCTGAAACACTGGGCAGCGACCGCAAGGCGGTCACCATCTGAGCAACGGAGCCGTCGATAATGTGCATAGTAAAAACACCCAAGGTCAACCCGGCGAACAATAAACCGCCTGAGCCGACCGTGGTCCGAAATTCCTATCTCGATGGTGATCCATCGACAAAGGCTCTCCGCAAAGGCCGCTCCAGCCTGCGGATCGAGCGCGGGGGGATGGGGCAACGCCCTGTCTCCCCAGTCGCCCCAGTGAACCCTAGTGCTGCCCCCGCGCCGGTAATGAGCGGGCTGCCCACATCGCCAGTTATGGGCGGAGGGTTTGGAGCGGGCCGGATCACCCGTGAAATGGCCCGTTAAAGGAACGACCATTGGCAGAAGAAACAAAAACGGCGATCAACGCAAAGCTGCGATACGCCCAACTACAGCAGCCGCGTAACACCGTGCTGGAACGCGCCCGAACCAACTCGGAGCTGACCATCCCCGGTCTGATCCCGCTGGACGGTCAGGACGCGAACACCGCGTTCTCACAGCCGTACCAGTCACTCGGTGCCCGCTGCGTTAACAACTTGGCTGCGTGGCTTCTTGTCACGCTTTTCCCGCCGGATCAGGCTTTCGCTCGTCTGAGCGTCCATGAGGATGCAGCCGCCGAACTCGGTGAGCAGCTATCTGTTGTTCGTGAGGCGCTGGCCCGCATCTCCACCAAGGCAATGCTCTTGGTCGAGACGATGGCTTGCCGCCCGATATTCATGGAAGCCCTCCGCCACCTGATCATCTCTGGTAACGCCCTGATCTACTTCCCGGTCGACCGCTCGTCGCCCCGGATGTATCGCCTTGACCAGTATGTCGTCGTCCGTGACGAATACGGCAAGCTGATCGAGGGTGTGGTCCACGAAAAGATCAACCCAGCCGCCCTTGATGAGGCCACCCGTACAGCCTGTAAGGTTGAGTGGGACCCGACTAAGCCGTCCTCAAAGATGACCGACGTTTACACCCACATCATCCGTGAGGGTGATACGGTGCGCCACTACCAGCAGATCAACGATATCGTAGTCCCCGGATCAGAAGGTCAGTCCAACTCTGACGCTACCGGATGGATGGCACTTCGTTGGCAGGCAGTCCCCGGCAGCGATTATGGCCGCGCTCATGTGTCGGAATACATCGGTGACCTAGTGTCCCTTGAGGACATCTCGAAGGCGATCATTCAGTTCGCTGCGGTTGCCAGCCGGATCGTTCACATTGTTGAACCGATGGCGATGGTTGAGGTCGATGATCTCGCCGCTGCGGACACCGGAGAGTTCCTCTCGGGCTACGGTGAGAAGATCAAGACCCTGCAACTTGAAAAGACGCAGGACTTCCAGATCGTCAACGCTGTGGCAGAACGCCTTGAGCTTCGCCTGTCCCACGCCTTCATGCTTCAGAGCGGTACTGTCCGCAATGCAGAGCGTGTCACGGCTGAGGAAATCCGAGCTATGGCTCAGGAGCTGGAGAACGTCCTAGGCGGCGTCTACACAGTCCTGTCCGCTGAGTGGCAGTTGCCTCTCATCAAGCGCATCCTCTACATCCTCGAAAGAGACAACCAAGCACCTGCGATCCCTGACAGCGTCCAGCCGACGATTGTCACGGGCTTCGAAGCAATGGGCCGGAACCACTCCGCTAACAAGTTGCGGATGTGGGCACAGGACATGGTATCCATGTACGGGCCTGAGGTGATCAGCACGATCACTGAGGCGACCGAAGTGGGCCGCAGGTTCGCTGAAAGCTACGGCATCGAGGCCGTGGATCAACTCATCAAGACAGCCGAGATGGTTCAAGAAGAACAGCAGGCCGGAATGATGAACAACGCTGCGATGAGCGCAGTACCGCAGCTTGCGAAGGGAATGTCGGACGTAATCGCCGCACCCGATGATGCAGCCGCGCCCCCTGTATAAGGAGCAAATGAATGGCAAAGATTAATACCCCGGTGGCTGAAGCCGCCCCTGTCGAAGCAACGGTTACGACAGAAGTCGAGACCAACTTCATCGTTGAGGATAACACCACCGCACCGTCCGCTGAAGAGCGCCCGGTTGAGGTGCAGGAAGTCGAACTCATGAACGGCTTCACGCAGGTTAACTACCTCTAATGACTGATCCCAACGCCGTGGGTACCGAAGAAGGTACCCCGGCGGAGGATACCGGAGCACCTAAGCTCTCGCAGGTTGATCCCGCTGGTATCCCCGCAGATGGTCCGCAGCGCCCTGAGTATATCCCTGAGCAGTTCTGGAAAGACGGTCAGGCTGATCTCGAAGGCCTTGCGAAGAGTTACTCAGCCCTCCGCTCCAAGATGGACAGTGGAGAGGTAAAGGAGCAAGTCCCGGTACAGGAAGCACCGCCTCCGGTTGCGCCTGACGGCAAGATTGAAAAGCCCGCAGGAGAGAGCGAGGCTGAACCCACACCATTAACCACAGCGATGGAGCTGGCTAAGGGTGAGTGGGCAGATAAAGGTGAAGTCTCGGACGAAGCCATTGCTGCGCTCGAAGAAGCAGGCATTCCCCGTGAGGTGTTCAACCTCTACATCGCGGGCGTGAAGGCTGTTCAGCAGGAAGCTCTCGGTCAAATCTACAGCTACGCAGGCAGTGAAGAGCAGTACGGTCGTATCTCGACTTGGGCTGCATCGAACCTAACCGACGCGGAGCTGGAGGCTTACAACCAATCACTCGACAACCCGGCCTTGCGTGAGAATGCTGTTCGGGGTCTGGCGGCGCGTTACGCGACGGCGGTACCTTCGGAAGGAAAGCTCATCACCCCCAACAGTGGTGCAGCCACTGGCGGTGATACTTACGAGAGCCGTGCGGACTTCCTCGCTGATGTGAAGGACCCGCGTTACAGCTCAGACTCCCGCTTCCGTTCGGAAGTGGAAGCCAAGCTGGCCCGGTCCCAGAAGCAGGGCTTCCGGGTTACCGAACCCTCCCTTCAACAGCGAGTGTTTTCCACTCGTTAATGAATAGAACCACCGACGCCTCTACGGTGCCCTGACGGGGGCACTGCAAGCGCACTACGGTTAGCAACACGATCCCGACGGGGATCAGCTACAGCCCGCAGGCACTGGGTCTTCCCGCCTGTAACACCCCCGCGACTTCATTGAGGTCCGGGGGTTTTTTACCTGAACCAAGAGATAACCCTTTCGCTCGGCCCCTGCGGGGACAACCGAGGGACCGGAAGTGGCCTTGAGGAGATGGTTGCAACCCAAAACCTCAACCCAAAAACACAGTAGGAAACCATGACTTCCATTCCTAGCTCACCCGGTCAGAATCTGGGCACGGGTGATATCCGCGCTCTTAACCTCGACCTTTACAGCGGCGAAATCATCGGCGCTTTTGAAACCGCAACCCTGTTCCGCGACAAGCATCAGTCGAAGACGCTTGCCAAGGGTAAGTCGTTCCGCTTCCCGGCCATCTGGCGGGCAGGCGGCGGCTACCACACCGCAGGTACCGAACTGACTGGTCGTAAGATCACGCACACTGAAGTGCTGGTCACGCCCGACGACAAGCTCGTCTCGGACGTCTTCCTGTCAGACATTGACGAAATCCTCAACCACTTCGATGTGCGTCAGCCGTACATGAAGGAGATGGGTGAGTTCCTCGCACGTCACTACGACGCCAACGTACTCCGCACGATCCTGAAGGCGGCCCGCTCGGGTGCCCTGTTCAGCGGTGACACTGGTGGTTCGGCTGTCGTTAACGCCTCGCTGGCAACCGACGGTAACGCACTGATCGACGCCGTAGCTGCTTCTAAGCAGGCGATGGACGAGAAGGACGTTCCGGTCGGCTCGATGCCTGTTTACGCAGCCTTCAAGGCCGCTCAGTGGTACCTGATGGCCCGCACCGACAAGAACCTGAACCGCGACACCAACGGTAGCAGCGCCAGCATCCGCTCGATGCAGCTCACCACGGTCGATGACATTCAGGTCCTGAAGACCAACATCGCCAACGAAGTCTTCGGTGTGGATAACACCGCAGCACCGTACAGCACTGGCGGCGACGAGAAGTTCATTCCGTCGTACTACCGTGCGAAGTTCGGTACGACCGTTGGTACCGTCTGGACCCCGATGGCAGCCTGCTCGGCTCTCGTCGAGGACGTCAAATTCCAGATGGAAGATCAGCCGCGCAAGCAGGGTACCCTGTTGATTGCTGCGCTGACCGTCGGCACTCGTACGCTCCGCAGCAAGTGCGCTGTCGAGCTGCGTACCGGCGCGATCCCGGCTTAAGCCGTTTTGGGGGAGTCTCTTTCGGGAGGCTCCCCTATTTTTTCCTAAGGATTTTCCCATGCCCATGATTGAAGCCCAGACGGAGCTGGACGCCGTCAACGCGATGCTGCTCTCCATCGGGCAGGCCCCCGTTTCCACCCTCTCTGTCTCCGGTATCACGGACGTTAACATCGCCCGTAAACTGTTAGAGACCGCCGCTCGTCGGTGCCTTGCGAAGGGTTGGAATTTCAACACCGATGACGACTATGTCATCACCCCTGACGCCAATGGTTTCTGTCTGGTCCCCTCAGGTGCCCTCTCAGTGGACTCCTCAAACACCAGCGAGAACCTTGTGCAGCGTCGGGCACCCAACGGCTCCATGTGCTTTTACAGCAAGGACGCCCAGAGTTTCCTGTTCAACGCATCCATCACCGTTAAGGTGATCTGGGGCTTCGCCTTCGAAGACCTCCCCGAGGTAGCGCGGAACTACATCGCCACCTACGCAGGACGCCGCTTTCAGAGCCGCGTGATCGGCAGCCAAATCCTTGATCGATTCGAGGAAGAGGATGAGCGGTATGCGTGGGTCCTCCTTCAGACGGAAGAGCGCCGCTCGGCAGATACCAATATGTTCCGCCGTAGTCCCTTCCTGCAATCCTTCGGTGACAGGAGCTACTAATGAGCTTGCGCCGCCGGGTTCTCTCAGCAATCCATAACGGGGTCTCTCAGCAGCCCCCGATCCTCCGCGCCAGCGACCAGACGGAAGACGAAGTCAACACTTGGGCCATCATGGCAGAGGGTGTGGGCAAGCGTCCCCCGACGGAGCACCTCGCGGTCCTCTCAGGCGTCAACCTGACCAACGCCTTTGTCCACCATATTAACCGAGACACGAACGAGCGATACATTGTGATCGTCACCCAGAGTGGGGTCCGCGTCTTCGATCATGAGACAGGCGTTGAGAAGACCGTAAACGCACCCGGAGGCTACAGCTATCTGACCGGCGGTTCCTTCCGCGCTGTCACGGTCGCTGACTACACCTTCATCGTCAACACGAACAAGCAGTGCCAGCTTGCCGCTCTCGGCACCGACGCTGCTTATGATCCCGACTACTTTCGGTGGCTTAATAGCCGCCCGGTGAACACCGCAGGCGATCTAGCGTATGACGCCGTATGGGGCGGCGCAGTGAGCGGCGCTCCTCTCCAGTATCTCCCGAACCTTTCCGATGGTTCCTACGCGGGTGAACTTCCGAGCATCGAGAAGCTCCCTGAAACAGCCGCCAACGGCACCATGTACAAGATCGTCGGCTCGGCAGAGACAGGCTTCAGTTCCTACTATGTGCGCCGCAACGGGGCCGTGTGGGACGAAACAGTTGCTGTTGGCCTCCGTAACGCCATTGACGCGACAACCATGCCCCACGCGCTTGTGCGGGAGCCTGACGGTACATTTACGTTCGCACCCTTCTCTTGGGCCAACCGCACGGTCGGCGATGAGGACAGCAACCCGCCTCCGTCGTTCATCGGTCGGACAATCAACGACGTGTTCTTCAACCAGAACCGTATGGGGTTCCTTGTCGATGAGAATGTGATCCTGTCATGTGCCGGTGACTTCGGAAACTACTGGCGCACCACGGTCCTCGACTATGTCGCATCGGACGTTATCGATGTGGCGGTCACTACCTCAAATGTCGCCATCCTGAACTACGCCCTCGCGTTCAACAACGGCATCATGGCCTTTGCGGATCAGACACAGTTCTCAATCACGAACAGTGAGGAGGGGCTAACCCCTGAGAGCATCGCTATACGACCAGTGACGTCCTATCAGGTCAACACGAAGGTCCGCCCAGTGACTATGGGCACTGAGGTCTACTACTGCGGCGACCAGAGCGATCATTCGGTCGTCTGGGAGTACACACGTCAGGACGATAGCGACACACTCGCGTCCGCTGAGGTCACTGCTCATTGCCCTAAATTCCTCCCATCTGGCCTGATCAAGATGGTTGGTGCCACGAACCACAAGGCTGTGTTCGCCCTGACCGGCGGAAGGCTGATCTACGTCTACCAGTACTACTGGGACGGTAACGAAAAGATCGTCAGTGCTTGGCGGAAGTGGGACATGGGCGATCCTGTAGTCGGTGCTGAGTTCATCGACGGTCACCTGTATCTTCTGATCAATCGCCAGTCAGTGCTCCACCTAGAGCGCCTGTCACTCCAGCCCACCGCAAAGCCGGTTGAGCAGGACAATCAGGTATATCTGGATCGACGGGTCACTCTGTCAGGAACGTACAATCCGGTTACGAACCGGACGTCGTACACATTCCCGTATGTTCCGAACCAAAGCAAGGTTCGCCTGATCCGTAGCAAGACACACCCGACAGCCCCCGGTTCCCTAGTGAACCCCGCAACGTACCAGTGGGTTGGCGGATCGGTCCTTACGGTGCTTGGGCAGGAACCTGTCCCTGTTACAGTGGGTGAGTCCTATTCGATGCGGTTCCAGTTCTCCCGACAGTTCGCAATGGACTACCAAGGGCGTCCTGTGTCGACCGGAAGGTTACAGCTCCGCACGTTCACCATCTACTATAGCAACACCGGCTTCTTCCGCACGGAAGTGAAGCCCTACGGCAGCGCCGCCCCCGCTAATGTCGAGGAGGTGGTGCCTGCAAAGATGTCGAACTTCACTGGTAAGGTGGTCGGGTCCATCGATCTGACACTTAACAAGCCCTCGTTCCAGACAGGTAGCTACAGCTTCCAAGTCTATGGTGATGCAGCTCAATGCGAGATCGCAGTCACTAACGATACCCATGTCGCTTCGACATTGGTCTCGGCGGAATGGGAAGCATTTTATTTCTCTAGGGCCAACTAATGATAACCATCCACGACCTTCGTCACACCGATCCCGCTGTGGCGGAGGCGTGGCTGGATCATATCGCAGAACATCTGCGGCCAACTGATATTGAAGAAATCGCGGCCATGTCGGGGGTAAGCCCCCACGAAGCTATCCGCGTATCTGCCGAAATCTCCAGCCACTGCTTTGTGGCCACGGATCGGCATAACAACCCCTGTGTCGTGTTCGGCGCAGCCCCTCATCCTCTGCCCGGTGTCGGTGTAGTGTGGATGGTGGGAACCCCCGGCATTGACCGGGAAGCAATCGGGATCGCGAGAGCCTCACGGCCCGCCTTCGATCTACTGAACGAAGCCTACCCGATTGCCCTATGGAATTTCATCGACGACCGGAACCACTTGTCACGCCGCTGGCTGGCATGGGGCGGGTTCCGTGAGATCGGTAAGCAACCAATGGGGCCTGAAGGCCTCCCCTTCACCATCTTCGCAAGGACAGCAGCAAATGTGCGTACCTGATCCTAGGTCGGTACTCGTCAACTACGAGAACCCGGCACCAACCACAGTTTACCGAGGCTCCCCTGAGGAGGACAAGAAGCGACAGCAAGAGCTGCTCACCCGCCTCGGGATGAGTGGCCTGATGCGCGTCATGCCCAAGACCAGCCCGGTGAAGTTAATCCGTAAGGTACTATGACGTGTGTGACCCATTAACAGCCTCGGTGGTCCTTTCAGTGGCTACCGCTGCGACATCTACTGTCGCCCAGATCAAGTCCGCCAAGTCGCAGACTAAGGCTCTGAATGAGCAAGCTATGGTTGTCCGCGAGGAGAACCGTCAGGTTGCCACCGCAGAAACCTTCGATGCCATGCGGGCAGCCCGCCGTGAACAGGCGCGTATCCGTACAGCAGCCGGTGAGGCTGGCCTATCGCTATCATCCGGTTCGGTTGAAGCTCTCCTCCGCGACAGCGCGATGCAGGGTGAATTGAACCGAGATCGTATCCTCGCGAACCTAGAGAGCCGCAACACGGCAGCTCAGGCCGAAACCGCATCAGCCCTTTCACGCATCCAGAAGCCGACAGCACTCGGCGCAGGCCTCAACATCGCATCCGCAGCAGCGGACGGTTGGGCCAAGCTGGACGCAGCGGCGATCAAGAAGAGCACACCATCAGCACCTAGGGGGTAACCAATGGCTGACCTATCAAGGAACCAGAACCGCACCCCGGTAGCTGACCGCCCGACAGCCCGCCGAGACAGCATTATCTCGTCACGGCGTATGGTCGATCAGGTCGACCGCCGTGCATCGAATGACATCCGCAGTGGCACCCGAGGTGACGTTGGCGGAGCTGAAGCCCTGATGGACTTCGCCCGCCGGGTCAACGGAGCTGCTGGCTCCTTCGTGGAGCGGCAGGACGCACTCGACAACAAGAACAGAATACAGGACACAGCCGCTGGCTCTGCTGACTTTGCAGCAGGGGTGGTTGATCCAGAGAAATTCAAGAAGAGCCTCGCCTACCGCGAGTCCGTATCCATGAGCCGCACCCGCCGTGACTGGTCGAAGACCCAAGAGGAACTCGATGATGTCACGAAGGCAGCCCGTGGTAGCCCTGAGTATCTCGAAGCCGATACACCGGAAGAGCGCCTAGCTATTATTGAGCAGGCGGTTGACGCCAAGCTCCGCCAGTTCGGTCTCGATCCTGAAGATGACACGAAAGTCCGTGACTTCGGTTCACCGCAGTCCGCGTACTGGGTGGCCGATCAGATGGAAGCCACCCGTGCCCGTATCGTCTCTGTCATCAACGGAGAGATCGAGCAGGAGTTCGTGAACGAGGCAGTCGCTAACGAGACTGAAGTTCTCCGCTCGGCAATCCGTATGGGTGAGCCAGTGGACTTCGAAGCCCGCTTCAAGGCATTCCCGTCCTTCGTCCCACCTGCCCGCCGTAAAGAGGCGATGCTGGCTGTGTTCGATGGAGAGATCGCAGAGCTTGAAGCTCAGGCAATCGAAGCCCTAGAGACTGATCCCACAAAGGCTCTTGAACTCCAGAACAAGGCCCGCAGCATCCGCCGGTCACTTGTGGCATCCCGCCAGAACCCTGATCAGGCCCCTGTGGTCGGTGAGGTTCCTGTCCCGGCTTCCACCAACGCAGCCGCCGCAGAACCCGCTAAGGCACCGTTTGTCCCCAAAGGACCTGCCGGTACTATCACCACGGGCCTCCGGTCCTCCGGTATGTCGGATGCGGTGATCGCTGGTTTCCTTGGGAACTTCGAACACGAAAGCGCCCTCGGTAAGAACAAGAACTCTGGTGACGGCGGTACAGCTCACGGCCTAGCACAGTGGCGGTTCGACCGCGTCGATAACTTCAAGCAGGTCATCGGCAAGCACCCACGCAACGCGACCCTCGAAGAGCAGGTCCGCTTTGTTGCATGGGAGATGAAGAACCCCGGCAAGGCAGGGATGACTGTTGAGCAGCGGGATCAAATCCTCGCAGCCAAGACCCCTGAGCAAGCAGCGGAGCTGATCGATCGGTTCTATGAACGGTCGAACGGTAAGTCACGCAAGGCTCGGGCAAGTGCAGCTCGTCGGTTCGCCTCACAGGGCCTCGAAGGTGGAGCAGGGGAAGCCTCCCTCGACGCCATCGATCCTTCAGTGATCAACCCGGCATCTGCTACATCACTCCTCGACCGTATGCCGAACTCGGCCAATCTTACTGGACCCTCAGGAGCTTACTCTCTGAACCCGGAAGAGCGGGCAAAGTACAGCAGTGCACTGCGGGTGTCTGATCAGCGGTTCAACACCGCCTATGAAGCAGCCCGTAAAGAGAAGCAGACTGAAGCAGCCCTTGGCTACGCAGCCCGTCTGTCTGGTATCGGTAGCCCAGCTACGATCACGGAAGTCCGCACGGCAATGCAGAGCGGTGAGATCGGTATCGACGAAGGTCGGTCACTCATCAGCATCATTGAACAGGACGAGCGTCAGGCAGAGAGCGAGTTCCGCCAGTCGGAAGCTGAGGACGAACAGTCACTCAACACGGCCCGCAGGGACCGCGCAGAGAACTCTGTGAACGCCATCGTGGCTCCGGTTGTATCCGGTGCGATGTCACCTGCTGCGGCCCGTAAGAAGGTCCTAGAGATGGCAGCGAAGGAGACAGACCCACTGGTCCGTGCAGAAATCCTTCAGACCACTGAGCAGATCAATAAGATCGCCAAGCTCACCGCAGATAACCCTCAGGTACGTAAAGGTGCCGCGACGGTCACAAGCTGGCGGGCGATCTATCTTGCAGACATCAAGCGTCAGCTCCCACCGCCCTTACACAAAGAGGCGGAGAGGTGGCTCGATGAGCAGATCAACATCCGGGTTGCTCAGTTTGCAGAAGGCCAAGTCACACCGGATCGTGTCGAAGACTACCTCAAGAAATCTGAGGATTACCTCGACGCTCAAATCCCCCGGTACATTGCTGGCCGAAAGCCGACCAAGCCGAAACCCAAGTAACAAGGAAACCCCATGCCCAGCGCAGCATATCAATCCAAAATGGAGGCCCTCGGTCCTACTGACAATCCCGAAGAGCGGAAGTCAGTGATCAGGGATCGCGTCCGCAAGGAACGCGCAGAGCGTTGGTCGGTCGTTAATGCCGTGGACGCAGCCGTCCTCGGTGCCGCCGACACACTTACGCTCGGCTTCATGGACGAGATCGGCGCTGGGCTGGATTCCTTCTTCCTCGGTAAAGACTACGACACGGCTCTCGATGAGAACCGGGCGTTCATGGAAGTCACGCAGGAGCAGAACTTCTGGTCAACGCTAAGTGGTCAGGTGGCAGGTGGTTTCGTTCCATTCCTCGGATGGGGCGGACGCTCTGTTCGATCAGCCACGGTAGCAGGCGGCGTCTATGGCGGTGTCTATGGGCTAGGCTCAGACGAAGGTAGCTTCGGGGAGCGTCTCGACGGCGCACTCGGCGGCGCGGCCTTCGGTGCAGCCGGTGGTTACCTGCTGTCCGCCCTGATTGTCCCCGCAGTATCCGCAGGTGGACGTAAGGCTGTCTCGCTGCTCAAGCGTGGCAAGCCAGTATCCATCGGAGCTGATGATGTTCGCTTCGATGACGATCTGACATTCAACGCTGAGACTACAGCGAACCCTTCCCCGCTCGGGAAGAAGACCTCAGTTACCCGTAATCCCTCAGGGGCAACCGACGAGCTGGCTGACGCAACCCTCGACAAGCTCGATGATGGTGCATTGATCACCGCTCGGGAACTCATCGGTGATCCTGCAATAGCCCTGAGGGCCGTGGAGCAGCGCCTCGGTAAGATGACGCAGGAAGAGGCTGTTGCCCTCCTGAAGCGCATCGATGACGCTGAGGCCAACGGTACGGTAGCTCAAGATCCGCATTATCGCTCACTCCTTCGCGTCACAACCGCTGAGGGAGAGTACAGTGCAGAGCGGGCGGCTATGGCTGCCGAGCTGTTCGAAGAAGCCACACAGAAGCTGGCTAAGAAAGCTGGCATCGGTAAGCGCACACTCGAAGGAATGGAGCGCGATGTCACCAAGGAGCTTCGCAAGGGCCTGTCCATCGCGGACTCCGAGGCTCGATATGAGGCTTCACGTACTGGCTACATTGATGCACGTATCGAACAGCACACCATGTTTCTCGCAGCCGGTCGTCTACTGAAGCTGCGTGAGGTAGAGCTGCCCAAGATCATTGCAGGCGAAGAAGGTGCACGGGAACGTGTTGCTGACGCCATCGCTGAGGCAGCGTATCAATTCACTCTATCACGGGGTGTCCTGTCAAACGCAGGCCGTACCCTCGGTGTCCTTTCACACGGCACCAAGGCTCGTAACCTTGAGATCACCAACCAGCTTTCAAAGGAAGAGATCAAAGCGAGGATCGCTGAGAGCATCGCCGAGCTGGGAGATACCAACCTCAAGGCACTCATGAGCCGTATTGGTCGCATGGATCAGACTGAGGAAGTCATTGACACCCTCCTCGATCCTAAGGAAGCCAAAGCGTTCGGTGTATGGGACCGCGCAATCAACAGCGTGTCACTGTTCCTACGCTCCAACGCCCTGACACCGGCCACTGGTTTATTCAACGGTATCTCTCTGGTCCTCAACGACCTATTCAGAAACAACATCGCCCGTGGCAAGGCCATCAAGAACCTCGAAAAGGCCGGTAAGATGACTGAAGCTCAAGCCATGCGGTTTGAGCGTGAAGCATCGAAGGCTGTCTACTGGAAGGCGCACCGCGAAGGCCTCAAGGCCCTAGCCAAGCGCGTGAAGTGGGAGTTCTGGACTGACGTAGAGCGTGTTGCAGCCGTTGGCTGGGGCACCGGAAAGGTAGCGACTAAGGCACGGCTCCAGCGTGAGACCATGTTGAAGTCTGGCTACGCTCCGAACGCTATGCGTGAGTTTGATGAGAAGGGCCGACTGGCTGTCACTGACCTTGAAGCATTCAACCAGCGGGTTGATGGATACAAGGCAGGTGGTGGTGCTCTCGGGAACCTGATCTATCACCTAGAGAAAGCCCGCGCAGTCACTGCAAACACCATCGACGCAACCAGCGGTGCATCCATGAAGCTCTTCACGGCCTCACTGGATGACTGGGGTCGTGAGTTCATCCGGGTCAAAGAGACCTACGCCCAAGCAACTCGCTTCGCTGTCCGCGAGGCGCAGGAGATGGGACTGAACATGGACCAGATGGGTAAGTATGTGGAAGCTAGGGCCAAGGACCTTGCTGAACTACCTCCTTCGGAAATCCTCGACCGCGTGGAAGAGGCTCTACTGACGAACCCGACCGAGCTGAATGCTGAGGCCAGCTTCCTTCGCGATCTGGCAAAGATCGTGGACGATGAGGCTGACCAAGTCCTGTTCATGGACGGACCTCAGACCACTCTCGGTAAGACCAGCGCGAACTTCATCAACGCCATCGACCGTGTCGGTCTGGTGTTCCCGTATGTCCGCACTCCGATCCGGCTCTTCGAGCAGGGCGTGGTGAACTATGGCCCGTTCGGGAAGTACGCTCCTGAGATCAAGAAGATCATCGAGAAGGGTGGCCCAGACGCAGAGCTTGCAAAGGCTCGGGTCGAAGCTGGTAGCATGATGTTTAACATCGGTATCGCCGCAGGGCTTGCCGGTGCCGTCACAGCCACCAACGGGGGCTTCCAGAACTCCGCCAATCTCGACGCCGGTCCTCCGATGCGTCTGAACCTGATCGGCGGAGGCTTCATCGAAATCGGTCGTCTTGACCCGTTCTCCTTCACCGTAGGTATGGGCGCTGTGATCGGCCAAGCTCTCAAGCAGGGTTGGTCTGAAAGCGCGGACTACGAGATGCAGGAAGTTATCCGGGGCGTGGGCGCTACGGTTGTTGCTGGGACGTTTGATGCGATCCTGAGTAAGAGCTACATGAAGTCACTCTCGGACGCACTCGAAGCCCTTAGCGGTCCCCAGAATGGGAGCTGGACTGGTATCGAGAAGATACTCCAGAACGCTACCACCCGTATGATCCCGTTCAGCGGCATCTCTCGGCAGATCAACGATACCTTCCGCGACAGCGCGATAGAGACCGTTGGTTGGACCGATACGCTCCTGAGGACCATTCCCGGTGCCGGTTGGGGTCTTGCCCCTCGCATCGATCCATTCGGTGATGAAGTCAAAGCTCGTACCGTCGGTCTCACCTTCGGTTCCTCCGAGTTGACTGAAGGGGAAGCTATCAGTCCTGTGAAGCGGCAGCTCCGTGAACTCGGGATCGATATCAATACCCTACGCAAGTCCGACCCGGACGGCTTCGATCTCAACAGCGATGAGCTGGCTGAGGTCCGTCGTATCCGTGGCAAGGAAGCCATCAACGAGGACGGCCTCACGATGGAGCAGGCGCTAGGTTCTCTCTTCGAGGACCCTTGGTTCCAGACGCTCCGCCGGAAAGAAGATAAGCGTAAGGCTATCGTCGAAACGATGGCTGAGTTCAACAAGCCTGCTTGGGATATCCTAGAGCAACGAAGCCCGTCCTACGCGGGCAAGAAGGCGTACACAAAGTCGTTGCAGGACTACATCGCAATGAACCTCGAAACCCGTCAGGCAGAAGCCTTGGCGAAGAGGGACACTGAACTGATGGGCCTGCCCGTTCAATAAGGAGAGATATTGACACAACCCCTCGTCACCTACGTGGCGACTGGCGGTCAGGCGGACTTCGATGTCCCCTTTCCGTACCTGTCCAACACCCACGTAGAGGTGCGTGTTAATGGCTCCCTCACCTCGGTACTGGAGTGGGTAAACCAATCGCGTCTGCGGTTGTCTACCCCTCCGGGCACCGGGGCGATTGTTGAGGTTCGCCGTAACACCCCTATTCTGGCCGCACTGGTTGATTTCCAGAACGGCGCGGTCCTCACAGAAGAGGACCTGAACACCGCAGTCCTCCAGCTCCTGTACAAGCAGCAGGAGATCACAGCATTTTACGAGGCCAAGCTCGATACCGCCTTAGTCCGCATCGGAGAGGCTAACGGTCTTGTCCTTACACCTGACGAGGTTGCTGATCAGTTGGCTACTGTCGTCCTCGGGGATGCCCTACTGGGTACCCTCCAGCAACGCATCAATGATCTCGATAACAATGCGGCCCTGACAACCGTACTCTCGGTTCAGCTCGACGGGCTAGGCACGGAGTTGGATCAACTCGGTTCAACCCTGACCAGTGAGATCAACGGGTTGGGAACAGAGCTTGATCAGATCAATGCTTCCCTCTTGGGTGAGATAGATGGTCTGGGCACAGAGCTTGCTCAAGTCAATGCGACGGTACAGAACCCGGCGCTAGGCAACACCGCCCTCAAAGCAGCCCTAGACGCCCTAAGGGTCGACCAAGACGGCCTGACGGCTGTCGTGGACGCTCTTACAGACCTCGGTGACGGGCAGGGCATTGCTACGCTTGTCTTGAACGAAACCAACGCACGGATAGCTGGGGACGCAGCTCTTGCCTCTGACATCGCCCTACTGGGTGCGAAGAACGGGGACAGCACGGCCTTCATCCTCGATCTTTCCCGGATACGGGTGACACCCACTGAGACCCTCGCTACCCGCCTAACGACTCTATCGTCTGGTATTTCAGGTAACGCGGCAGCGATTAACAACGAAGCGACCACGCGGGCAACCGCCATTGCAGCCGAGGCTACTCAACGATCCCAGCTAGGTGCCGCTCTCACAACCGCCATTAACAACGAAGCATCCACACGGGCTGCTGCCATCACGGCAGAACAAGCTGCGCGGACCACGGCTCTTGAAGCCGAGGCTACCGAACGCACCCAGCTAGGCGCTTCTCTGACTACGCTGATCAACGGCGAGACAGCAGCTAGACAAGCAGCGATCACGGCAGAGCAATCTGCAAGAGCCTCGGCAATCTCAGCAGAGACTACCGCACGTACTTCGCAGATCGCGGGGCTTCGCGGTGATCTCGAGGGTGATATTGACGCAGTCGCAGCAGCGATAACAAACGAGTCCTCAACCAGAGCTACTCAGATAGCCGCTGAGGCGTCTGCACGTCAGACGTTGGGTACAACACTCAATACGAAGATAGACGATGAGACAGCAGCGAGAACAGCGGCGATCACGGCGGAGCAAGCCGCGAGGTCAACTGCAATCTCTGCTGAGACCTCAGCACGTACTTCGCAGATCGCGGGGCTACGTGGTGATCTTGAAGGTGACATAGACAGCCTCACGGCTGCGATCACAAGCGAGTCCTCCACTAGGGCCTCTCAGGTCGCAGCGGAGGCAACCGCAAGACAGCTTCTAGGCACCACGCTCGACACCAAGATTGATGGCGAAACCTCCGCACGAACTGCGGCGATTACGGCTGCGATCACGGCGGAGCAGACGGCCCGGTCAACAGCTATCGCGGCGGAGACTTCCGCACGTAACGCTCAGGTCTCTACTCTTCAGGGAGCACTGGAAGGTGACATCGACGCTCTGTCGGCTGCTATCACCAGTGAGTCCTCTACAAGAGCATCCCAGATCGCATCGGAAGCAACCGCACGACAACAGCTAGGCGCTACGCTCAACACTAAGATCGATAACGAGACAACGGCCAGAGCGTCTGCAATCTCGGCGGCGATCACGGCGGAGCAGTCTGCAAGGTCAACTGCCATCGCTGCTGAGACCACCGCAAGGAACACTCAGGTGTCCTCAGTGCGTGACGAACTCCTCGGTGACATAAGCGACGTCTCTGCGGCTATCTTGAACGAAGCCACTACCAGAGCCAACGCCCTGTCTTCTGAAGCAGCTACTCGTAACTCTCTTCTGTCGACCCTCAGGGGAGACCTAGAGGCTGAGATTGATCTCGTCGGTGCTGCTATCGTCACTGAACAGTCGACCCGTTCGACTGCCATTGCGGCAGAAGCCTCTGCTCGACAAAGCCTCGCGGCTGCGCTCGGTGCTGAGATCGATAGTGTCGAAGGTTCGGTATCGTCTCTGTCAGCTACGGTGACCAACGAGAGTAACGCCCGTATAAGCGGTGACGCCGCGCTGGCTTCTACGATCTCCTTGATCGGAGCGAAGAATGGTGCAGGCACTGCCTTCATCCTGAGCGATAGCACAGTACAGCTTACTGGCGGTGAGACCCTAGCCACCCGGCTTACGGGACTACAGGCTCAGATCAACAGTAACTCCTCAGCGATTGCCAACGAGGCGACCACTAGGGCCAACGCGATCTCCGCTGAGGCTTCTACTCGGTCATCTCAGATCGCAGCTCTGGACCTATACCTCGATCAGCAGATTGCAGGTGTCTACTCCGCCATAGCCTCTGAAACGTCCGCAAGGTCAACCGCGATCTCCGCAGAGACCACAGCGAGGACTACGCAGATCGCTGCGCTGGAGCTAGACCTAGAGAACCAGATAGGGACTGTGTCAGCTACCATCGCGACTGAAAGCTCAACCCGAGCAACCCAGACGTCGGCGCTTTCCACTCAGATCAATACGGTCTCTACCTCGCTAAACGGTCTCACATCCACCGTCAGTGCCCTCTCGACATCCGTCAATGGTATCTCGGCTGCCTATGGCGTCTCGCTGAACGTCAACGGTTACGTAACTGGCTTCGTCCAGAACAACAACGGCACCAGCGGCGACTTCACGATCCTCGCTAGTAACTTCAAGGTGGTCACCCCCGGCAACACACCTCGGACTGTGTTCGATGTGGACGCCGACGGCGTCACCATGAACGGCAACGTGAAGATAAATGGCGGACTGCTGATTAACGGGACGGTCTCAACAGGCGGTCTAGCGGCAAACGCAGCTACCGCAGGGACAAGCGGATACACTGAGGCGTCCTTCAACATCACTACCTCTTGGCAGGACGCGGCCTCGGCTACACTTACCATGACAGGCGGTGCGGCCCGCGTGGACTTCTGCGCCCTGATAAGCGGCAGGTCCTCAACTAACGGCGCTCCCATACAGGTCCGGCTTCTTCGGAACGGTACCGTGATAAGGGAAAGTAGTTTGTCGATCCTGCCGGGAGCTGTGACGTTCTACAACGGTCAGGTGAGTGAGAACCCGATAGAGATCACGACGCCGGTATCCGGCTCGTTCCCTATATTTCTGGTAGATACCGCAGGGGCGACCGGCTCAGTTACCTACACAGTCCAGCTTAAAATGGGCAGCGTCAATTTCGACTATGCCGAGGCTGCCCACAGACAGATCGTTGTCACTGAATTCCGCAGATAAGGAAACCCACATGATCCTCGAAGTAATCGCGGTCATCGCCCTCACGGCGTTGGCTGCATCCATTTTCGCCATCGCCCGTAAGCCCAAACCGCAGCCACCCTTTGTGTGGCCTCCGGTGACCGGCCCCCGCCCGACCCCCCGTCGTGGTCGCGGTGGTGAAGTATCAGAAGGAAAACCAAATGATTGAACAAGTGAAACAGCAGCAGGTGAACCTCCTCGCCCGTAAGGCCCTCCTTCAGGATGAGCTGAAGAGCATCGAGACGGCCCTCGGTCAGTTTGCTGCCATCATCCAGTTCACCGAGCAGTCCGCTCCCAAGGACCCCGAAGGTCCAGCACAGCCCGAATAAGGAACCAGTATGACCAACCCGGTGACCAACGCGCAACTCGCGCAGCTCATCAACGACGCTCTCGCTAAGTGGAACGCTCGGGAAGCCCAGCAATATGCGTGGGTCTCCGGGTCGGCAACTGGTGGCCCCAACAACGATGGCCGCTATCCCCTGTCCAACGGATCGGGGGATGCGTCCCTCATCGACAGCCCAGCGAAACTCGCCGACCTCCTCAATGGACCGGCAGCAACCGCAGTGTCCGCAAAGAACCTTGCGCTCTCCTACAAGGACACAGCGGAGGCAGCAGCGAACGCGGCGTCGATAGATAAATCCCTCGCCAACAACCACCGGCTTGCAGCTCAGGATCATAAGGACCTAGCCAAGCTATACCGCGACGAGATCGCGGCGATGGTTCCTGCGGTGAACGCTACAGCAGCTCAGGTGAACCTTAAGGGTCTTGAGGTCGCTGATAACGCCGCACTGGTCGAGGCTCTCGTCAACGAGACGATCTCTTTCAAGGACGAAGCCATTGCAGCTAAGGATGCCGCAGAAGCGGCAGCGGCTCTGGCACAGACCTTCAACCCAAACGATTTCTACACGAAGATTGCGGCTGACGGCCGCTTCCTTCTCCAGACAAACTTCAACTGGTCCTCGCTTGCCAACAAGCCGACCACGTTTACGCCTTCTGCCCACAGCCATGTCATCTCCGACGTTACCGGATTGCAGACGGCTCTCGATAGTAAACAAGCGGCTGGGAGCTACGCGCTCACTGGGCACGGCCACGTAATCTCTGACATCACTGGGTTACAGACAGCGTTGGATGGAAAGCAGGCGGCAGGCAGCTACGCTCTGACAGGCCACACCCATGTGATTGCCGACGTGACTGGCCTACAGACTGCGCTCGATGGAAAGCAAGCCGCTGGCTCCTACGTAACCACGACGAACTTCACGTGGACCAACCTTTCAGGCAAGCCCTCCACGTTTACACCGTCGGCTCACACTCATATCATCTCTGATGTGACCGGCCTACAGACGGCCCTTGATGGGAAGCAGGCTGCGGGTAACTACAGCCTCGTCGGCCACGGCCACGTCATTGCTGACATCTCCGGTCTACAGACTGCGCTGGATGGTAAGCAAGCCGCTGGATCGTATGTAACCACCACGAACTTCACTTGGGCAAACCTATCAGGCAAGCCCTCCACCTTCACGCCCTCGGCTCACACCCATGCTATCGGTGATGTCACCGGCCTCGCTACCGAGCTGACCAGCAAAGTCACCCGGAGAACCGGTGAGACCAGCTTCGGTGTTCAAACGTATGGCGCGGCAGCGTGGGCAATGGACGGGGTCACTGGGGCTGGGATCGGTGGCTGGGCTAGGCACTTCTCGATTAAGGGTGGGCAACTAGACAGCCACGCGGGCTTCTTTGCTGTGTATGGCCTTAACAACCAAGCAGCCGAAGTACGCATCGGCGTCGGCACGGCTGATAGTGGGTATACCCAGAGCAACGCTCTGTGCATTACCACAAGTGGGATGGTGTGGAACAACAACACCGTTTGGCATGGCGGGAACTTCTCACCGAGTTCGAAGTCAGACGTAGGCCACGGCCATGTCATCTCGGACATCTCAGGTTTACAGACCGCGCTCGACGGTAAGGCAGCCTCAAGCCATACTCACAGCCAATACGCTACCCTGTTCCAAGACAACAACTTTGCTAGGTTGTTCACCACAGGCGTACAGGTTAACGGCGTGGACGTGTCCCTTAATGGGCATGGTCATGGTTCCATAGGCTCAGACACTTCAGATTACATCAGCGCCCTCCAGTACTGGCAGGCGCAGAACCGCTCCGATATTAACCCAGACGCAAGCTGGTGGTATTCACTCCGCATGAGCCACGGCTCGGCTGAGAACTACTACAGCGCAACCATGGCATTCGACTTCTTCTCGGACGCCATCAAGGTGCGCCGCAAGCAGGGCGGTGTGAACGGAAGCTGGATATCTCTGTGGCACAGCTCTAACTTCGACCCGAGTACCAAAGCCAACGTAGGGCACACCCACTCGATTGGCGAAGTTACTGGACTACAGTCTGCCCTAGACGGCAAGCAGGCCGCAGGGAGCTACGCCCCCGCAGTCCACTCCCACGACTACCTACCGCTGTCTGGTGGCATTGTCGGAGGGACGCTCGAGTCTGGTGACCTGTTGGTCAGATACAGCTCGGGTGCAACATGGGCCAGCCGGGCGGCAGCCCCTTGGGAGCAGCCCGCTGAAGTCTTGAACATGAATGAGAATGGTTTCTCGGCGATCACATTCCATGTGGTCAACAAGTACGCCAACCTCTTTGGCTACGACGAGAACAATGTTCTCAAGAGTAACAACAACACAATCTGGCACAGCGGTAACTTCAACCCAGACGCTAAGGCCAACGCAAGTCACACCCACGATTACCTACCCCTTGGTGGCGGTACCCTGAGTGGTACCCTCACGGCCTCAACAATCAACCTAGGGGACTCCACAAAGTTCATCCGAGGTGGAGCTGCCGGTCAGACGATCCTCGGGGTCGGTGACGTCAACCAAGCCTACGTACAAGTTGGGAACAGCTACTACTCCATCTGGAACGCTGGGAACTTCGACCCGACCACTAAGGCCAACGTGGGCCACACCCACGCCTACCTTCCGCTAACCGGGGGAACCCTCACGGGTAACCTAGCGGCTGTGGATATATACGCCTCACGTGGTGACACGACTGGCGTGATATACTTCGGCAACCAAAGCGGCGGCGGTCGCTGGCTCTACTATGATGGGTCGTCCTACTACCTTGCCAACGCTGGCTTGAACGCAGGCGGCAGTGTGTATGCCAACGGGAACATCGGTGCGACCGGTGGTCTAACGATAGACGGTGGGTCACCTGTCTACCGCAGTTCGTGGACCAATGACTTCCAGTCAACCTCGGACTTCGTCGACGGGACCCTCGTTGAGACAGACATCACGGCTAACGTCCAAGACGGCGATAGCTTTGAGATCGAGATCACCGGTAAAAGCTACGACGCTTCCAAGCCACCATACAAGGTGATCGCTCAGGGCTACCTATACAGCAACACCATCATCTCTGCCTCGGGTATCTCCTACGGTGGTCAGTTCTCTGACAGCATAAAGGTGTTCGAACGCAACGGTGTGTTATGCTTCTGGTGGCCGCGCATCTCCTACTGGAATAGCTTCCGTGTCAATGTCGTCAGCTCGATGCAGGCGACGAACGGAACGATTACTCGTAACCGGGTTACCGCGATCACAAACTCGGCGGAGCCTTCGTCATCCAAGAAGGTGACCATCAGTCTCCATCGGTCGATCCAGACTGCACCTGGCGGTGCCGCTAATATCCAACGCCCCTACTCACTGTTGCTGAACCTGTTCAACGACGGTGGTCTAGGGTCTCGACTTCAGTTCGCAGACACGAACTGGTCGGCCAACATCCTGCACAACAGCGGGGACCTGATGTTCCAGACGCAGGGTGAGAACACCCGGATGTTCATCGGGAATGGCGTTGTGGGCATCGGGACGGGCAACACGTCGGACAGCTCTTTCCGCGTTCTTGGCGCAGGAGGTAGTGGCCTTCGTGTGGGCTTCAATGGCGCTGCATCCAACTTCTACGACGCCAGTGGTCATTATTTCCGAGATGCCTCGGCAAACCAACTCCTAACCCTCGAAACCGGGGCGTTGTTTGCATATAAGGACTTCTACGCCCTAAGCGGTAACCTGTTCATACGCGAGAACCCCTCAGGCGCTGGCGCTGGTTTGCGTCTGCACCACAACGGTGGAAGCGGTTACGTCGACTTCGATGGTGACCTCAACTTCCGCACGGGTGAGGGTAACGGCCTTGCGTCCCTGTCATCAGGCGGCGCTTTCACGGCCAGCGATATCTCAAGCGTAGGCAACGTCCGTGCTGGTAATACCTCTGGCATCGGCTTCACGATAATGAACGCGGGTACCACAGGGAACCCCGGCTATCTCTCTTGGTATCACCCCAATGGCACCAGATTGGGCTACATGGGATGGTCCGACGGGGGATCGAACATTGTCTACCAAGCGGAAGCTGGCTGGGGTTTCAAGTTCAACTCTAAGGTTGAGCTAGGCGGTACCACGTTCAACGCCTCGTCGAATGTGAACAACCACGTCGGGGTCAATCAGTTCTACAGCTACGGGAACCCGCAGTCTGATAGCGGACCATCGCTCCAAGCATACGCAGGTAACACCTCCAGTGGCGCTTGGATGGCATTCCATAGGCCCGGCCTCTACGCCATCAACATGGGCCTCGACAGCAACAATGTGTTCCGCATCGGCGGCTGGTCGGCTCCGTCCAACCTATTATCGCTGACAATGGCCGGGGACATGAACATCCTTGGCGGTCTCACGGCCAACGGGACTTCGTGGCTGTACGGCCAGACCAACAGCTCTTATCAAATCAGAGCGACTGGTTGGTGGAACAGCAACGGCGGTTCTGCCACGGGGCTGGGCGTCGAGATAGGTGCTACCAGCGGTAACGGCTACGTCTACTCCTATAACCGGAATGCGTCGACCTATGGCCCACTCCGCTTAGGTGGTTCGATCATCGTCGCTGAGAACGCCGCTAGGTTCGACTCAACGGCATCGTTCCTGAGTAATGTTGATGTAGTAGGTGGTAACCTCCGTATCAACTCTGGCGGGGGCGACTCCGCCATGGGTGCCTACGTCAGCTACCGGAACAACCTAGGCGCTGAACGTGGATGGGTCGGCTACGGTGAGGGTTCCTCCCGTATGCGCGTCAACAACAGCATCGGTGATGTTCTGGTCGCAGGCGAGCGGACCCTGATTAGTAGCAATGGCGGTCTAAACACCCGCATCAGCACGACCTCTGGTCATCTCGAGCTTGGTCCGTTGAACTCTGGGTGGTGTCACTTCAACACCGACCGGCCCGCATTCTACTTTGGGCAGGCGGTCCACTTTGACGGAGCGCCTATGCGATACAACCAAGGTGCAGTGCTGCACCACGGCAGTAGCTCACTAGGTTCTGGTGTCATCACCGTCTCCACAGCTTCACCCTCGGGTGGCTCTGACGGTGACATCTGGATCAAGGTGGCGTCCTAATGCCTCTCTCCGTTAAACACGGCGGGGTACACAAGGACGGCGAAGTATGGATCAAGCACAGCTCCTCATGGAAACGTGGGGAGCTGTGGGTCCGTCAAGGCGGTGTATGGAAGCTCGGCGCTGCCGTACTCACCTACACACCTCCTCCCGGCAACTACAGCGCATCCGGTAACTACACCGTTGAGTACACCGTGTCGGCATCCGAGGCAGTCACATGGACATTCTCCCTGCCCCCGAACGTCACCGCTAGTCGGTCATCGGGAACCTCGGGGACTTCGGTCACCTTCTACCTACCAGCCGAGCCTCCCGTGGATTTCGAGAACGGAGTGTACGTCACCCGCGTACGCACTGTGAACCTCACGGCGACCTCAAATGGACAATCGTCCACCTTCAATATCAACCTAACAGCCCTCGGCGATTAACTCGCCGGGGGTTCCCCCGAAAGCACAAAAGGATGACATGGCAATCACTTAGGGACCATATCTTCGAGGTCGTTGCAGGAGCCGCCATACTTGGCATGGGCACCGCGACGGTCACCGGAGTAGCAACAAACGCACGACAGGACGCTGAGATCGAGCGTGTCCAAAGTCTCGAGCCTAAGCTCGACAAGATCATTGACAGTCAGGCTGCCATCAGCGGTCGACTGGAGCGCATCGAAGGTAAGCTGGAGGTAGCGAAGTGAGCAGAGCAACTGAAGAGCTGATGGATATGCTCCACCAGCTCACTGCAAAGACCCTTCTGGATGAGATTAAGACGGCTGTGTCGGCCAAGGATGAGGATGGAAATCCCCTCCCCGTGAACCCACAGTTGATCGATAAGGCACTGAAAATGCTTAAGGACAACAACATTACAGCGCCAGCAACCAACAAGCCCCTCAACAACCTCGCCAATGAATTGGCAGGTCTTGACGTAGACCTCAACGAAGCGGCTGGTCGGGTACTCCAGTGACGACGCTCCGCACCTACATCGCCAATCTGGTCGATGCTGAGGTGGGCGAAGCTGCTGGCCCGCCGGGTCCTGAGGGACCGCAGGGGCTTAGAGGTCCGCCGGGGGTTCCCGGTGGTGCTGGCCCGCAGGGTCCTCCGGGACCCATCATCGATCCCGGCGACCTAACAGTCGCCTTTGACAACGCACTAATTTAGGAGCCTGTATGGCAACCCTCGAAACCCGATTGAATAACCTCGCGACCCGTGTCGCTACAGAATGTAAATCGCTCCGCAACCTCGTCAACGGTAACACCGCAGACCTGTCGGCGCTTACTACCACTGCAAAGACCAGCCTTGTTGCTGCCCTCAACGAGCTGCAATCAGAGATCAACGCGGTCAGCGGCGGTGCCGGTATCAACGACTCGCTGTCGTCGTCGACAACGCAGACGTGGTCGATCACGAAGATCAGCTCGGAGATTACCGCCGCTATTAACGTACTCACCACGGGCGCACCGGCTGCTCTCAATACGCTTGATGAGCTTGCCGCAGCACTTGGCGATGATGCGAACTTTGGTTCTACTGTAACGACAGCCCTCGGTAACCGCGTACGTGTCGATAACAACACGCAGGGCCTGACGCTTACCCAGAAGCAGAACGCTCGTACCAACATCGATGCTTACGGCTCTGTGGAGATCGGTAACCCCGACGCTGATCTGGTGGCTACCTTCAACACTGGTCTGGTGTAAGTCATGGCTACCCTAGAGCAGCGCCTGACGCTGCTTGCAGGGGCCATCCGGGACAAGATCAACCTGATGATGCCCCGGCTGATTCCTACGGGCGGCGCAGTGAATGAAGTCCTAGCGAAGACAGGGGCGGGTAACTTCGCAGTTGGCTGGCAGGCACCCTTAGCGGGGCCTCAGGGACCCGCAGGACCTCCCGGCAACAACGCCGGTTGTCAGGTTCGTGTTCCGGTTCCTATCAACAGCTACGCTCACCTAGCCGTGAACGGTCTGGCACTGACGACCATCGCTGCCGCATCCAACCGTCTGGACTTCATGCCTTTCATTCCAGCTCGGACGATCACGGTCAACCAGTTGGAACTCGAAGTCTCCACATCGGCTGGCAGTGGTGCCTCAGGTCGTCTTGGAATCTATGCCTCAGGTACTGATGGCCTGCCTACAACACTTGTTGTGCAGGGTGGCGCGACCATCGACTGTACATCAACGGGCAATAAGACAGCGACCATTTCGTCCACCGTCCTGAGCGCCGGTACGCTCTACTGGATCGCTGTGGCGTCCTCAAACAACCAGACGTATCGCGGCCTCGCTGTCGGTGCTCTGTTGCCTCTTGAGGGTAACGCAACGGCCAACGCTATGTACACCCTACGTCGCGCCACGTTCACCTTTGCGTCACTCCCGGCAACTGCCCCGGCAACCACACTGACATCCGCAACGGCACCTCACGTACGCCTCCGCGTATCTGCATAGGAGCATCCTTGACAGCCAAAGAACAACTCCAAGGGAGCTTCATCAAGTTCCTTTGGTACGTCTGGAAGTACGTGTTGGCTCTCCCCGAGCCGACCCGTGTACAGAAGGACGTTGCAGTCTACCTCTCTACCGGCCCCCGACGACGCTTTATTCAGGCGTTCCGTGGGGTCGGTAAGACGTTCATCACGGCTACGTATGTGGTCTGGAGGCTCTGGAAGAACCCAGACCTCAAGGTCGCTATCGTATCAGCCAACGAACAGCTCGCTGTGGAGATCAGCGGGTTCATCAAACAGATCATCGAAGCCGAAGCGGGCGATGAGCTATGGACAGAGCTTCGCCCCAAACCCGGCCAACGCAACTCGACACTCGCTTTCGATGTCGGTGCTGCCAAGCCTGACAAGTCCCCGTCGGTCAAAGCCATGTCGATTGTCGGTCAGCTCACGGGTTCCCGTGCCGACCTGACGATCTCCGACGACGTCGAGGTCCCGAAGAACTCCGAGACCGAGACAATGCGGGAGAAGCTCAACGAGAAGACCAAGGAGTATGCGGCCATCACCAAGCCCGGTGGTGAGATCGTCTACCTCGGTACACCTCAGTCTGAACAATCGATCTACCGCCAGCTACCTGACAAAGGCTACGATGTCCGTGTCTGGCCCTGCCGGTATCCCACAAGTGAGAAGCTGGGGAACTATGGTGCCTTCCTTGCACCTATGCTCCTTGCAGACATTGAGGCTGATCCTACGCTCACCAAGCCGGTCTCCTCAACGCTCGGCGGTGCACCTACGGACCCTGCACGGTTTAACGACCTCGATCTCATGGAGCGTGAGCAGGAGTATCGTGAGGCAGGCTTCCTGCTCCAGTTCCAGCTCGACACTACCCTGTCAGATGCTGAACGCTACCCACTGAAGACCAGAGACCTCATCGTCACCGACGTAGACCGCAAGGTAGCACCAGGTCGACTGGTGTGGGGTTCAGGACCAGATCAGGTCATCAAGGACCTCCCCAACGTGGGGTTCGATGGAGACCGCTTCCACCGTCCGGTATTCATGTCTCAGGACTTCATTCCCTACCAAGGCGCTGTCCTTCACATCGACCCCTCAGGTCGTGGACGAGATCGCACCACATACGCAGTGACGAAGTTCCTAAATGGTTACGTCTTCCTGTTGGCGTGGGGTGGGTACCAAGATGGTTACGGAGACGGGACCCTACGTGCCTTAGCGGAGATCAGTAAGGAACATGAGGTCAACCTAATCGTACCCGAGGACAACTTCGGTGACGGTATGTTTGGTAAGCTACTAGAGCCTCACGTAGCCCGCGTACGCAACTGCAACATCGAAGGTCACCGCGTGTCCGGGATGAAGGAGGAGCGGATAGTCCGTACTCTACAGCCCGTCCTCCGCCAACACAGACTGGTGATGGACCGCAAGGTCATAGAGGAGGACCTCAAGGACCCTCAGGTGCACCGAGGTCTGTACCAGCTCACACATATGTCCCCCGTCCGGGGTGCCATCAAGCATGACGACAAGATCGACGTCCTTGCAATGGCAGTCTCCTACTGGACTGAGTACCTGAACGCTGATGCCAAGAAGGCAGAGGAAGACAGGATCAAGAAGATCGAGGCGGAGATAGAAGCACGGAGGATCACCCACATCTTCGGTGCCAATCCCTTTGTCGCTAAGACCAAGGGTGGTGTGTCTGCCTCCAGAGGCCGTGGGAGGCCTGTGAAGCATAGAAGGTAGGATAAGGAGTGTGTGTACCCCAGTGAACCTCATAGGCCCTGTAGTGGCTCCTGAGAGGCTCCTAGGGGCATACACACTCCACCATCCTCATAGACACCCATGAGGGACTGAGGTGCACCTGCGGTAATCCTAGGGAGCACTTGAGGTACACCTAAGGATCACCTTCCTCTCTCTTATCTCCATCCCCCCAAAGGTCTGCACTAATTGGCACTTTTTGGTAACCCGTTGGTTTTGGTGCAAAATTACGAAGGGGGATAACGCAGCGACCGTCGACGGGTACCCCCCGTAGGGGCGGGGTGGCTGGCATAGTGACGGAATCCCTAGGCTTTCCAGCGTTTCCCTAGGTGCCAAGCGGTACCCTATGGCGCGATATGGTGGCACGATTGACGCAACCCCTAGGGAAACCGTGGGCGCAATAGTGCAAGGCGGGCCATTGGTGGCACGATAGGGCATGGCGGGTGCGCCCTAGGTCAACCGTGGGCGCGTTCGGGTGCTCTGCCCTGCTTTTTTCGTTCGGCACCAACGGGGCACCGGCAAGGCACCAACGGGGCACCGGCAAGGCACCAATGGCGCACCATGCCCTGTAAGGCCCACAGAGGCCCGTACAGGCACGATAGAGCACTAGGGCTATATGAGGGGCACCTAAGGCCTATCGGTGCTCTGTGGGCCTCTGTGGGCCTCTGTGGGCCTAGGCATGATCCTATCCCGAATCGGAAAGGCTCAACTGATTCGCATTTAGCGCCCTGATTCGCCCTATCGGTGCACCGGAAAAGCACCGGAAAGCGTCAAAAGGGCAGGGCAGAGTGAAATTAATTCCGTTGTTTTTCAGTGTCCTATCAATCTTTTTCAACTTTCTTGAAAATAACTGTTGAACGAATAAAACCGTAAGCCTATCTGTTGTTTCACCGGACGGCACCAACGCCTTCCGGTACGGCCCAACCCTAGGGGCCAAGCATAGCGGCTCACAACCCGCAAGCTAGGGACGGCGCACAAGCCCTTGTTTCAGACGTGACTGGCAGGGGGGCGTGGTCGGGATTGGCGCTCATTCGACGTCGCTGGCAAGGCCTACGGCCCTTGTCGACGGGATGAGAGAGGCCCTGAAACAAGGGGGAACCGGACGGATACCGGCAAGCCCCCCGAACACTTTAGGCTGGCTCCGGTCGGCCTAGGGTTGGATGACCGGCGGGGCTATGTCCCGCCCGTCTATCAACCATAAATAGTACCGTTAACATGAAAGGTCCGATAAAATGAAAGCACCATCAGGCATTATCCTATACGAAGGCCCCTCCAAGCTGGACGGCGCACCGATTGTCGTTATCGCCACCGGCCTTAAGACTGCCAGCCGCAACGCAAAGACAGGCGCAATGATCCAGACCTACATCATCCGGTCTGATATGCACCCTGTTGAGGCGGTACAGACAGGGGCCGATAGCTCCATCTGTGGCGATTGCGTCCATCGCGGCGACGGCACCGGCAAGGGCCGTTCGTGCTACGTCACCCTGATCCACGGGCCGCGCATGGTCTATGAAGCGTACAAGCGCGGCGTTTACGTCAAGGCTAGTGCCTTCGAAGCGGCCCAATTGTTTGCAGGGCGGATTGTCCGGCTTGGCACCTATGGTGATCCTGCTGCTGCACCGTTTGCAATGTGGAAAGTCGCCCTAGGTCAAGCGTCCGGCTGGACCGGATACACGCATCAATGGCGCAATGTCCCTGCACAGTGGGCCGAGCTGGTTATGGCCTCCGCCGATACCTTGGCCGATATGCAAGCCGCCCACGCCCTAGGCTATCGCACATTCCGCGTCACCGCCGAACCCTTCCAGAACATCAAGGGCCTTGAAGTCATCTGCCCTGCATCTGAGGAAAAGGGCAAAGTCACCGATTGCGCCACCTGCAAGGCCTGCATGGGCACCACGGGCCGCGCTAAGGTCTCCATCCAAATCGCCGCACATGGCGGTTCGAAAAAGTATGTCGGGCAGCGTCTTGCTGCCTGATAGTTCCGTTAACATGAAAGGACGTTAAAATGCAGTATGTAACTAAGAGCTTCGAAGGACAGATCACCCAGAAAAGCCTCCGCCTGTTTCTCGCTTATGCTTGGGACGCGGACAACTGGAACGGGTGCCCACTAGTCGGCGGCAACATCGGTGGGTCGAAAGAAGACCGAGGAAACCTCACGCAACTGAAACGGGCCGGTCTGATCACAACCGACGTCGATGAAGGTTGCACTTGGCTCTATTTCACCACGCTAGGCAAGGCCCTTGCCCGTGAACATGGCATTGAATTGTGAGGGGCGGGAACATGGCAAAAACGCTCTTCACCCTACTGTCAATCGCAGGATGCTCCATCGGCTCCGCCGCTTGGGTACTCGCAATCATTTACGGGGCGGCGCTTCACGCTGCCCCCGCCGTTTAATCTGAAAGGAAAATCCATCATGTACGCTAAAGCATCAATCCCGCTCTTTCCCTCGGAGCTTCGCACCCTTGTCGAGCTGATCGACGGTGAAATCTTCGCCTATAAAAACTACGTCGTGACGAACGTCGAAGAAGGTAACTTTGACCGAGCTACCGAGCTGACCAAGAAGCTGCGTGAGTATCAGGACCTGCGCCTCGCATTCAGCGGCCCGTTGCGGGCAATCGAACGGGCCGCAATCGAACAAGCCTCCGAAAAGTAACCCCAACCAAAACTACCGTTAACCTGAAAGGTCCAACCAACATGAACATCGAAAAGCTATCTGGTCGCCTGCCGCTACGTGATGACGTGGAGCGTGTTCCATATCACCGACCGCCGACACAATCCGAAATCCGTTTCGGCCACGGCGCTACGCACTACCGAGATTTCTCGCCGGATGAGTGCTGCCATGCAGGGACGCGCATCCCTAAGCAGTGGTTTACCGCTGCGGATGACGGCCTGCGTTACTACCGCTGAAACCAACCAAAACTACCGTTAACCTGAAAGGTCCGTAAAATGTTTGACGCTTTTGAATGCCACGCCCCTGAACTGTTCCTCGAAGAGCTTCAGGAAGCCACCGAATATGCCCTCGAGTACTCCGACGAGATCACCCTCGGGGAGTACGGGCTGTGATCATCACCTGTTTTAATCGCACCGAATTTACAGCGGTCATTGCAGGGCTTGTGCGGGAGGGGATCACCTTCCGCGCAGTCGCCACATCTGACCAGACTTACACCATCGAATTGACCGGAGGTTTCTAAAATGTACACGCACAAAAACGTCTTTCGCACCGTCCGTGAACTGCTCGATAGCAGCGACTGCGTAACCCAAGGGGACGCGGTGATGCTCGACGGGAGCCTGTACGCTGACAGCGTAGCAAACCTACAGGCGTTGAGGGCACTCGAGCCTGCCCTGCTGGAGCTGCTCAACATAGCCCTTGAGGCCGGTATGGACGAGCATCATTGCTGCCGGACGGTTTGCTACGTCCTCGGCTTCACCCGTCTGTCGGAGGACGAATGACATGGACCGTCTGACTGAACGCGAGATCAAGGCCAAGGCCTACCACCTTGCCGATCTGATCGAAACCAAAGCGCAGGCGCTGATCAAGCAGGGGATGACCCCTGAAGCCGCAATCCACATCGTTATCAGCCGGATGTCCGGCTCCGCCCAGAATTGAAGGGACTGTATTATGTTGATACTACACTACGCATCGAAGAAGGAACTGAAGGAAGCTATAGGCCGTCCTCTGGCGTACGAGACCTCGCTGTTCGACGCGGAATACCATCGGAACGGAAAGGTGATCGGCAGCAACCGACCGTCGATCACCGGCATAAATGGCCGCGAGTTCTTCGCCGAGGTCACCTTGCGTGACGGCCTGATCGCAGGGGTGTTATGACCCATCCGCTACAGTCGCTGCTGTTTAAAACTAATTTTTACCGGAGGATACAAACCGTGACATCCATCACGCCCAATGCATCTCGCATAGGGGCATACACCCGCCGTGCTAACCGCCTTCCGCCGATCCGTTTTCTCTACGAAAAGCGCGGGTCTGAACCGGAAACCGGCCCACATTTACTCGATCAACTCTTCGCGAAAGGTTTGATATTTTATTTCAACAACACAACATAATTTTGCAACCCCGAGCATCTTAACAACAAACCATCAACCTCGTACATGGGTAGGGACAGGGCAATGGAAAGACATAAACAGATGAATGCAAAAGCTCGACTAAACGGATCAATCGATCTAAAAGATGTTATTTTAGGGGATAAGAAGGAGTCGCATCATGAAGAACAAAAACACCAGAGAAAATCTGCATCTCCACGTTGGCGCGTTGGCCGACTTCTCTTCGGCGCTGATAACGCTGACGAGTATGCTGCCGGAACGTACGAGCCTGTCGCAGGCGTCGTTCTTCCTACTGGCGGGAGCCGCTGACATTGCAGGCAAGCAGCCTACATTCACCGAGCTGAAAGAAGCTCTGGGACCGGCGATCAATCGGTCACTCCACTCCACCTACAGGGCACTACTGACGCCCTCGCGAACCGTACCGTATGGCGCGGGTCTCCTTGAACGTCAGGAAAACCCTTATGACAACCGGCAGAAAATCTTGAAGCTGACCCCCAAGGGTCGCGAGATATTCGCCGCGTTGATCCTTGAAATGAAAGGCACAGCACATGAAGCTGAAGCGCAAGACTAACGGCGTGTACTTCATTGACGCCCGTCTACCCGATGACAATGGGGCTTTGTCACGGGTACGGGTGAGCTTTGAGACACGCGACGAAGGCAACGCTCGACTGCAACTGGCTGACTGGTTGCGCGGTACGCACCCCAAGCATCCATCGCAGGGCGGGGTGATTGCAGCGAAGGGCAAGGCACCGAGACCGGAGCCGGTTTCATCATCCGACATGACGCTCAAGCAGTGGCTTGGACAGTGCACCCGCACCATCTGGGCCGAGCACACCATCCGCGATACCAAGTCGGCCTACTCCATCGTGAAGCGGCTGTCCTCGGCGATCCCTGATGACCTGTTGCTTGCCGAGGTGCGCTCAACGCACCTAGCACAGCTTGTCGAGCACATGAGGGCCGAGGGTCTGGCCGAGGGGACGATCCGCCGGCGCATCACAGCGGTCGGCGCAGCCATGCGTCACGCAACCGAGACCGAGAACCCTGCAACCGGACGCACGTATCTCGCAGCGGTCCCGAAGATGCCTAAGGTCACCGTCAGGAACGTGCAGGACCGTGTGGTCTCTCGCGATGAAGAGGCAGCGATCCTCGAGTGTATCGATGCCCGCCACCACAGCGAGGATGCTCGTCCGTGGTGGTGGTTCAAGGCGCTGGTCATCCAACAGCTCGACATGGGCTTCCGCCTTGGCGAGTGCCTATCGTGCGGCCCACGCAGTGTCCGCCGGAAGACTTGGGTTGATCCGGTGACCGGCGAGGCATTCAGCGAGACCTTCCTCGGCCTCGATGCTGTCGGCACCAAGTCACAGCGCAGCCGTGACGTGCCTGTCACGCGCCGCGTCGAAGCTCTGATCCCACAGCTCAACAGCATGGCGAAGGCTGGCCGCTGGTATCCTTGGCCGGTCAAGAGCAGCGTACCTTGGACGATGTGGGAGGTGATCCGCAGGGACATGAAGGCCAAGGGCTATGACGTTGATGACGTCAAGCAGCACACCTTCCGTCACACCTGCGCCACCCGCTTGGCCGAGGGCGGTCTCGATCTGGTCTCCCTGCGTGACTGGTTGGGGCACAGCGATATCAGCATCACCGCTGGTCGCTATGTACACCTGATGGCAAACCATCTACACCGAGGTGCCCGCATACTCGATGCTGGCACGAAAGGTTTCAGTGAGCAACTTGGCAATCAAGATGGCACATTATCAACCTTACGGTTTAGTCAACCTGATGGAACTATTGGTCACCCCTATGGCGCACCTGCGGTCAACTAAGTAGTTGATAATGAACGCAAGGTTCGTTCTGGGTGCGCCACTACCTCCTATAAAATCAATAAGTTACAGCGTGGCACAGGGGTGTGCCACCTGTCACGATCTTCTGTGCCACGAATCGGCACGATCTGGCACATTACTTCCGTAAGATCGATGATCGTGCCAACGGAACCAATAAACACCGCATTAGTGCAGACCCTTGGGGGTGAAGGAAGGTCATCATTTAGGTGATCCTAAGGTGAACCCTCGGTGCCCATTAGTGCAGACCATTGGTGATTGAACCTCGCCCGTCGTTCGAACGGGCTGATCCCTGAAAAGGAAGGACAACATATGAAAGATTTCAAAGCAACGATCCGACGCCAGTTGGAACTGGAAGACGATCAACGTGCACTCGGTGCTTCACGTTACCGCAGTCGCCTACTGCCGTGGAAAGAAATGGTCGGCTCGGCAGAGGAGGAAGCCAACCTCCCGCCGGGTCACCTGCTACTCAAAACAGCAACACTTCCGATGTCGGAAGCAGTTTCCCAGTTCGTGAAGTACGTCAATGAAGGGAAGGCTGGTCGTCGCCACGCTGCGGCAGACCTTCTCCTGATCTCCGACCCACTGGAGATCGCCTATCTGACCTGTCGTGTGGTCGTGAACATCGCCATCGCTGGCAGCCTGCTCCAGACAGCAGCACTGAAGGTGGCTGAGGCACTGATCGAGAATGCAGAGTTCTACGCATTCCGTGAGGTCAACCGCGTGGGCTTTAAGGGCTTCATGAAGAAGCAAGCGAAGCTCGGCTACAGCCGTCAGCGTCGGTCGGCCATCAAGAAGCTGTTCACTACCGAAGGCGTTGCCATTGGTATGTCGAATGCCGAGAAGGTCTCGGTCGGCACCAAGTGCATCGAGCTTCTGGTCGACAGCACCGGCCTGTTCAAGATCGACACTGTCTCGAAGGGCAGGGGATCAGCCTACGCTGTCCGCCCCACAGAAACCCTGACGGACTGGTTCGATAAACAACACGCCCGCTGTGAGCTGCTCTCGCCGATCACCATGCCGATGCTCTGTCGCCCCCGTCGGTGGCGCAGCCCGACCTACGGTGGCTTCCTGACACCCCGTCACGGCAACCGATTGGTCAAGCAGCGGAACCCTGCGTATCACATGGAGCTTCGCAACGTGGATATGCCTGACGTTTACGAGAGCGTGAACCACATCCAAGAGACACGCTGGAAGATCAACACCCGCGTCCTCGAAGTGATGGCTTCGGTATGGGATGAAGGCGGCAGCCTCGGCGGTCTACCGCCACGGCATGACGATCCAGTACCAGCCAAGCCCCTCGACATTGACACCAACGAGGAAGCCAAGCTCGAATGGAAGCGTGAAGCAGCAACCGTCTACGCCGCCAACGCTGACCGCGTGTCCGCCCGCATCGCCCTTCAACAAGGCCTGTGGGTTGCCCGTAAGTTCGCTGACGAAGAAGCCATCTATTTCCCGCATGAGATGGACTTCCGTGGACGGGTCTACCCGATCACGCAGTTCGGCCCCTCTCCGCAGGGCAGCGACTGGCAGAAGGCTCTCATCCAGTTCGCCGACGGCAAGCCGCTCGGTGATGAGGGTGCGTTCTGGTTGTTCGTCCACGTCGCAAATCTCTTCGGTGTCGATAAGGTGAGCTTCGAGGAGCGCCACAGGTGGGTGAGGGATAACCTCAGTGCCCTTCTGGACAGCGCGAACGATCCTCTGGACGGCCAGCGGTTCTGGACCACGGCAGACAGCCCCTACTGTGCACTTGCGGCCTGCTATGAGCTGGCTGGATGGGTACGTGAGGGAAACTCGTTCGTGTCCTCGATCCCTGTGGCGCTGGACGGGTCATGCTCAGGCTTGCAGCACTTCTCTGCCATGCTCCGTGACGAGCAAGGTGGACGTGCGGTTAACCTGCTCCCCGCAGATCGACCGCAGGACGTCTATACGGCGGTCGCCAAGGCTGCTCAGGCAGCGGCGGATGCCTCGACGGAAGAGTACGGTCAGTGCTGGGCCGGTGGTAAGATCACCCGTGCCATCGCAAAGCGTCCGACGATGACCTTCTGTTACTCAGCCACCCGCTTCGGGATGGGTGGGATGATCCTTGAGACCCTTCGCGGTCTCGATAAGGAAGCAGAGGCGCGTGGCGAGGAGCCTTACCTCGGTGGCGTGGACAACTACCACGCTGCGACATGGCTGTCTCACGTACTATTTAGTTCCATCAGCGGAACTGTTTCGGCAGCGGCTGTGGCGATGGAATGGTTGCGTGAGGTTGCCAAGGTGGCGGCTACGGACGGCCTGCCTCTCTGGTGGACAACACCGGATGGCCTGCCGATCCTGCAAGAGTACAAGAAGCAGAGCGGTGTTATCGTGAACGCCTTCTGGGGTGGTCGCCGGGTTACGATGACGCTTCAGACTGAGACCAGCAACATCTGCTCACGATCACAGGTCAATGGCGTGGCTCCCAACTTTGTCCACAGTCTCGACGCCGCTCACTTAAGAGCAGTCGCGCTGCGGGCCAAAAGGAACGGGATCAACAGTCTCGCTGTTATTCACGACAGCTTCGGTACCCACGCAGCCAACACCGGCAAGCTCTCGCGTATCCTGCGTGAGACCTTCGTCGAACAGTACAGCGGCAACGTGCTCGGAGATTTCCATGAGGAAATCAAACAGCAGTTGAGTGCTGATGCTGCGGCTCAACTGCCCCCGCCGCCGTCACTTGGAAGCATGAACCTCAGCGACATTGCCGACGCTGAATACACCTTTGCCTGATAGTTCCGTTAACGGAAGTGCCCATTAGTGCAGACCATTGGTGATGGAAGCATTTTTCAATTTCTGGAGACCAATACATGAAGAAGATTTCCCCTGAACTTGCTGCCCGTCTGGCCCGCCAGATGGCTGAGAACAACCCCGGCTTCGCTGTGAGCGTGGCTGGTGTGAAGAGCCGCGCCATCGGTGAGAAGGAGAAGATGGACGGATGAGCCTGCGCGAACGTGTCATGGCTAATAGTTCGCTGGTCCCGCTCAAGGTGCCAGCGTTCACCATCCTCGACGCCATGCAGATGACCAAGGACGCGGCGATCCAGATCGACGCCCTGTTCCTAACAGCCACCCTCGTTGCCCTCGGAGCGGGCATCGATCCACATGACCTGATCGTCCGGGCGAAGCGACAGATCGCTGACGCAGACGCCACAAAGAACCCACACCTCGAAGCCATTCGAGAGTTTGGGGTTGGAGAAATGAGATGACGTTTAGCCCCACCGCTTTTGAGCGGATGGACCCACTGTATTTCTCGTTCGTCGTTGAGGCCGCGCATGGCCTCGACACTTACGGGATGGTGGACCTTGAGACCGCCGCCCTCGCAGACGCCGAGGGTTTCACCATTCAAACACTGACCGCCGATGCAGAGCGGTACCGCACTATCTACCCTACGAAAGGTTTCGCATGACCCAAGCAAAGACTGAATTGACCACTGCGCGTGGTGTTGCCGTGTTCCCGTTCCTCAACAAACCCTCGACCAAATTCGACAGCGATGGCGTGTACGAGTGCAAGCTCCGCTTCGACGCTGACGATGCCTTCGTCGATACATTCCGTGCCAAGGCACAGGCTGTGATCGATGCGAAGTATGACGAGGTCACCGCCGAGCTGATCAAGGACGGCAAGAAGGGTGTCGCTGACAAGATCACCAAGGCGAACCCCCCGGTCACCGTCGAGGAAGATGACGCAACCGGCGAAGAGACTGGCTACGTCACCATCAAGGCCAAGAAGAAGGCCTCGGGTATCTCGAAGAAGACCAACAAGCCGTGGCGTCAGAAGCCCGACATCTTCGACGCCCGTGGTGTCCAGATCGGTGGCAACGACCGCAAGTTTGACGAGAGCAAGCTGCCGAGCATCGGTGGTGGTTCGATCATGAAGATGAACGTCGAGCTGCGTGGCTACTACATCGCCAAGGACAAGGAAGTTGGCTGCTCGGTGTACCTGAACGGCGTTCAGATCATCAAGCTGGTGTCCTACGGATCGCGTGATGCTTCCGGTTATGGCTTCGGTGCTGAAGAAGATGGTGATGCCATCGATCTCGCCGAGGACATGGAAGACAACGTCGATACCGCTGAAGACGAAGAGGATGACATCTGACATCCTACAGGTTTGACCTCCCGGTCGCCCCCATGCCGTCGCCTAGGCCACGGTTCAGGGTGATCGGGAAGTTCGCCTCTGCTTATATGCCCAAAGAGTACAAGGTCTGGAAAGAACAGGCCGCTGCACTCATCAAGGACTGGTGTATCGACATCGGTGACGCACCCGTTACCCTGTCGATCACCTGCATGGCGCAGAAGCCGAAGACATCTAAGCTCCCCTTCCCAAAACCCGACGTCGACAACTACGCCAAGAGCGTGATGGACGCCATGACAGACGCTGGTCTGTGGGCTGATGACACGCAGGTGCAGAAGCTGACGGTCGAGAAGGTGTGGGGAGAGATCAACAACATCGACATCCACATTAAGGTACTGTGAAATTCCAACCAATGAACCGCATCGACTTCATCGCGGTCCACTGCTCTGCCACACCGGCAACACTGGACTGGGATGTGGAGGATGTGCGACGTTCACACCGCCAACGCGGCTTCCGTGACGTCGGATATCACTACATCATTACCCGCTCAGGTCCTGTCCAGAAGGGACGTCCTGACAATCAACCGGGCGCACACGAACCCAAGATCAACCGCCGGTCCATCGCGATCTGCCTGATCGGCGGCTCACCGCCCATCGGCTCCCCCGCCCACCGCAAGGGCCTTGGGGAGAACAACTTCACCCCCGAACAGATGGCTTCGCTTGAGAAGCTCGTCACGGAACTCACCGCCAAGCATCCTGATGCTGAGGTGATCGGCCACCGTGACGTACCGGGGGTCGCCAAAGCCTGCCCATCATTCGACGTTAAGTCGTGGTGGGCTTCCGTCAAAGACTAGGAGACCATCAATGACCCGCCAGTTCAACTACATCCGCCGCACCACCGCAGTTGGTGACGCCCTGATCAGCGCCTTTGCAGATCGTGGCATCGACCTGCCCAAGATGGCCGCAGACGCGGGGCACCGCCTGCCGACGAAGCGCGAACCGAACTGGCGGGTCACCCGCCGTGAGAAGAAAGGACGCAAATGAGCGATCACGAAAGCGACAGCGAACTGCTGTACAAGGGACCCTGCGACGACTGCGGTTCCTCTGACGCCTGCGCTCGGTACTCCGACGGGCACACTCACTGTTTCTCCTGCAAGGCTACTCGCCAAGCAGATGGGGGTATGGGCGAGAGTAACCCTCGCATGATCAAGGCTGACAAGGCCCTGCTCGGCGGGGGCGAAATCGAACCTCTACCCAAGCGCGGTCTCGATGACCGAGTATGTGCTAAGTACAACTACAGGGTCGGCGAGTTCAGCGGCAAGAAGTGCCACATCGCTCCCTACTATGACGACACTGGAGCTGTCGTCGCTCAGAAGATCAGACTACCCGGCAAGGACTTCACGGTCCTTGGTAACCTCAAGAAGGCCATGCCGTTCTTCGGCCAGCAACTCTGCCGTGATGGCGGCAAGATGATCGTGATCACCGAAGGTGAGATCGACGCCATGTCCGTCACTCAGGCAATGGGCCTTAGCTGGCCTGCTGTGTCTGTCCCCAGCGGTGCCTCAGGTGCGAAGAAGGCAGTCGCAAAGGCACTGGCTTGGCTTGAGAGTTTCGAGAAGGTGGTCTTCCTGTTCGATGAGGATGAACCGGGACGCGAGGCAGTCGCTGAATGCGTACCGCTTCTCACCCCCGGCAAGGCCTACATCGCAACGCTTCCGCTCAAGGACGCGAACGACATGGTCAAGGCCGGTCGCTCGAAGGAACTCGTTGATGCTATCTGGGGTGCCCGTAAGTGGGTGCCTGAGGTGCTCAACGATCTCGACGAGCTGATCGAAGAGGCCTGCGCTGAGATGGCTTGGGGCCTCCCTTGGCCGTGGCGCACCATGACCAAGACAACGTACGGCATCCGCCGCTCCGCACTATATACGTGGGGCGCGGGCACAGGGTCAGGTAAGACGACCCTCGTCAAGCAGCTTGCCCTCACGGCAATGCGGCCTGACCTCGGTGAGGATCACAGTGACTTCCTCCCGATGCCTGCGCCCCGCCCTGTGGCAACGATCCTCTATGAGGAGCCTGCCCGCATGACGCTCAAGACCTTGGGCGGTATGGCTATCGGCAAGCGTGTCCACGTACCCGGCACTGTGTACGACAAGGAAGAGCTACGTGCTGCGATCCAATCGTTCCGTCCTCAGTTGTTTTCCGTAAGCCTGAAAGGCGCTCGGAACTGGGAGACAGTCAAGAACACGATCCGATACCTCCATGCCTCAGAGAACGTGAAGGACTACATCATCGATCCCATGACGGCACTCACAGCCGGGGACGAGAATGAGCGTCAGTCACTTGACCTGATCATGTCGGAGCTGGCCGAGCTGGCTGAAGAGTTGGACATCACAATCCACCTCGTTTTCCACTTGGCAACACCTGATGGGAAATCCCACGAAGACGGTGGCCGGGTACAGGAGAAGCACTTCCGAGGCTCCCGTGCTGTGGCCTTCTGGTCTCACTACCTGATCGGCCTCGAGCGAGACAAGCAAGACAAGGAATGCCCGACCGTTGTGCGGGGTCTTAAGGACCGCCTCACTGGAGATGCTGTCGGGCCTTTCATCGCCCTCAAATACAACCGCGACACCGGCCTCATGTATGAGGTTCCCCTCCCTGAAGAGGGCGGTTCGTCCTTCAAGGATGAGACACTGGATGATGATGAAATATGATCGATGCGCTGAGTGGGTTGCTGAGGGTGTGAACCCGAAGGACATCGCCGGTTCCAAGAAG